GTCGGGGAACAACTAGACAATTTTTCCAATATGAGGAAGAAGCTACAAAAGCTAGGGGTGCCCGATGGCGTTTAAAAAGCGTCTTACCGAAGCCCAACGGCTAAAGAAGCAACTACCGAAGGGGTGGAAGCACACCCTTGCCCATCCCCTTATGCAGAAGCTTACCTACGGCACGGATGGTTTCAAACCCACCCCTCAGAATGTGATCAAAGCAATCAGGCTAACAAAAAGCTGGAAGGGCGCAAGCTACCAAGAAAAGCTATTCGTTCTCTGCCTCGACTTGCTTATGGAGAAAGCCTACGGCCAAGGCGTACTTGATCCCGACAATTACAATCGATTGCAAGACCACATGGAAAACAACCAAGACAAGGTGCAAGCGGAAAGCATGAAAACTTGGCAAACGTGGTGCTGGGATTACTACAACGATTACTACGGATTGCAGGACGTGGAAGACGGCACCCTCACCCTCATCGCCACAGTAAATAAACCTACGGTCAAAGCTAAGCGTAAGAAATTGTCACGCCACAAATAGTAAAGTTGCCAATACTAGCTGTGTGCGCTATAGTTTACGAAACCCCCAAGGAGTTCGTGAGCAATGGCAGTGAAATCACGCCGCAAGGTGAAAGTCAGCAAATCCATCCCAGCCCCAAAGCGTGAGCGCAACGAAGTGCGTATGTTTAAGGGCGGGTTTGCGGCCAACACTATCGGCAATACCGCAGAAATGTCGGAAGCACTTGATCTGGCAACGCTCAATAAGGGTATGTACGGTCTTTTCGAAGATAGCAACCCTCACTACAGCGTGGTCTACGGCGACGTATTGACGCAAGACAGCTTGCGCATCATTGAGCCGCTTTACGCTTACCGTGACCTTATCAAAATCTTCCACACCTCTACCATTCTGCGCCAGTGCGTTGACAGCTACGTCACCAACATCGAAAGCTATGGACTGGAACTGGAATACGTAGGACCGGAGGGCGGCGAGGATGCCCGCGCTGCTACGAATGAGAAAGCACGTATCCAACGACTTCTCGGCACACTGACCACAGACGGTCGCCCCTTGCAGAAGCACCGCGAAGACAGCCGCATCGATAAGGAAATCCTCGGTGCACGTTGCTTTGAGATTATTCAGGATGCCGCAGGCCGTGTCGTGGGGTTCGATCACGTTCAAACAGCAACCGTACGCATGACTTCGAAAGAGAAGGAATATACGGAGGTATGGATTACCGACGCCAACACAGGTGCGCGGAAACAGATCAGCCGCCGCTTTCGCCGCTTCCTGCAAATCGATGAGCAGGGCAAGAAAACGTGGTTTAAGGAATACGGCGATCCTCGCAAGATCAATCCCGAAACGGGCAAGGTCGATAACTCCATCCCAATCGAAGCCGAAGCTACAGCCATTTTTATGAGGGCCTATACGCTCCCGGCTCGCCGTGCGGTTGCCCTCGGTGGGCGGGGGCTATCCCTGCTATCCTCGGTGCGCGAGAAGCGGAAATGGTCAATCTCAACTTCTTTCGGGACAATGCGATCCCCGCAATGGCTATCCTTGTCAGCGGCGGTGCACTAACCGAAGAAAGCTTCGACAAGATCGATAGCTATATTCAGGGCGTACGCGGCCAAGCCTCAATGAACCGTATCGTGGTTATGGAAGCGGTATCCGAAGGTGCGGAAGCTGCTGCAATCGATGGTAGCCTGCCCGCGCCCAAGATCGACATCAAGCCTATGCTATCTGAGCGGCAGCACGAAGGTCTGTTCAAAAACTATATCGAAGAAAGTGAACGCAAGGCCCGCCAATCATTCCGCCTGCCTCCGATCTACATTGGTTCGGCGTCAGAGTATAACCGTGCATCAGCCTTTGCGTCCGTACTGACAGCGGATCAGCAAATCTTCGTACCAGAGCGTCAGTCGTGGGACCGTATGTTCCACAACGTTGTTCTGTCCACTCACAACATCCGCTTCTGGCGTGTCCGCTCTACTGGGCCGGGGTTGCAAGACCCTCAAGAGGTCGCACGTGTCGTTAACAGCCTTGGCCGTGAGGGTGCGCTTACACCTAACATCGCCGTCAAGATTGCCAACCGTTACTTGGATGCAGACATTCGACCAATCAGCGATGAGTGGGGCAACCTGCCATTCAACGTTATCATGCAGTACGTTAAGGACGGCAAAACCATCGCTGGTTTGGATATTTTCGAGGAAGAACTTAATACGGTACTTCCCGAAGACGACGAAGCCGAAGCACCTTCACCCGACGCCGATGACAATGTACCAGCTACTCAGAAAGTTGTCCGTAGACTTCTGGACGAAGTTTCTGATACATTGCAGAAACAACTTGAAGACGCCCTACAATCGATTGCAACTGAGGACGCTTAATGCTTAACGTTCCACAATTACTGATCAAGGCTAAACAGCCCAAGGTTATCAGCATCCCTAACCTGCTGCGTAAAGCTGCGGGCGGTCCTGAGAAGGTTCAAGCGGAATACCGCATTTCATCTGTCGCAGAGGACGAACGACTTGTAACGGGGCAGGTTTACGCCCCTGACACCCTCGACAGTCATGGTCACTTTATGACCAAAGCCGAACTACGGGGCGTGGCACATCAATTCCTCATGGATGGGTTGCTTACTTCAATCGATCTACAGCACGACAACGAAACCGTACAGGCAACCATTGTGGAAAGCTTTATTGCCCGCAAAGGTGATCCCGAATTCGAAGAAGGTGCGTGGGTAGCTACCACCAAAATCGATGACCCAGCTATTTGGCAAGCTGTCAAAGACGGCAAGATCAATGGCTATTCGTTCGAAATTCTTACCTACCGCGAAGACATGGTGGTAGAATTCGAATACCAAACGTGGTACTATGGGTTTACAGACCCTAATCCACATGATAAACACGATCATCCATTCATGGTCCGCTTGGACGAGAACGGGGAAATCACATGGGGCGCAACTGGCCTCGGAAGCGATGGTTCTCCCGCCCATCCCATCACTAACAGCAATCTCACCGGATTGGCTGATCAACACAGCCACCGAATTCATTTGAGGGACTAATGAAGGGTAAAATCAAAACCGCACGTAAAGAAGCAAGTAAGCTGCACGGAGCGCAGGCTACCTATGTTTCGCTTGTGGACGCGGGCGCTAATGAAACGCCGTTCACTCTTATCAAATCCAAAGCAGGAGTAAAAGCAATGGGCATCAAGAAGCGCAATCCAAGCGCGGGTAAGGCTACTGCGAAGAAATCGCACAAGCCATTGGCTACCACCAAAAAAGGTGACGAAGTCGAAACCCGTACCGAAACACTTATCGCCAAGATGGTATTCGACGGTGATGCATTCCCGACCGAAGAAGATGTACGCACGTATATCGACAAGGCTGAGTGGGATGCGGATGAAATCGCCATCACCGAAACCGAAAGCGGCGATTGGGAAGCACGTTCCGACAATCTGACCGATGAAGACTTCGACAAGATCGGCAAAGTTGACACGGACGAAGAAGGCGTTGAAGCCTTTGTCGGCTCTCGCACTGTTGCGGTCGAAACCAAATCCGACGATGAGGATGAGGATGAGGATGCCGACGAGGACGGTGATGAGGAAGAAATCGCCAAGACCGACGCCGAAGACGACGAAGACGAAGACGAGGCTGCGGTCGCGGAAGAAAAGGGCAAGAAAAAGCCCAAGTACACCAAAGCTGCAAACAAAGGCAAAGATGCTGAGCCGGGGGCCAAGCTGTCAAAGCGTGACACCTACCTCAAGCGCCGCAAGGAAGCCAAAGCTGCCGAAGTCATTTCAAAGTTTGACGCATGGGATGCTCGTTTCTCAAAAGGGAACACTCTTTCCAAAGCTTTGCAGGACGGCATGTCGTATGACGCCACACCTCCCGGCTATTACGAAGTGCAGGCCGCGTTCAATGCTTGCGTCGGCAATATCGTCTCAGGCGAAGGTATGCCAGAAGGTACGAAGCAAGAGGCTCTGAACAAAGCTGCTGCTGACTACGCCGAAATCATCGGTGGTTTGGATACGTTCTTCGACGCATATGTCGAAATGGACGAAGAAACCGTTGCCAAGGCAGTTGACGATCCCGCAGAGCGGAAAGCAATTGCCAAGTGGGCTGACGGTTACGCAGATTTCGTTGCGGGTGAAAGCGCCGCACCGGATACGGTTGCAAAAACGGCTGGTGATGCCGCTGCAATCGATTACAGCAAGGTCACAGAGACAGTGCAAGACATCATCGCCAAGGCCCTAGACCCGCTCTCGCAGCGTCTCGACGGTATGTCGGAGACAGTGGAAGCGATTTCCACACGTGCGCCGACGAAGAAAGCCGCCGCTCCCGAAGATGGGGGTTCTGCTGGGCCGCGTACGGTCCAAACGAAGGCGAGCGTATCCAAAGAGGACGAGGCCGCACAAAGCTTCGCCAAGTCCTTCCTCGGCTAACGCCATCCATCAAACCCCTATCACAATCCTCTGACGAAAAGAGAAGGAACTATCATGAAGATGAAAGAGGTACTTGCCAAGGCGGATATGGCGCTGTCCGATCTGACAACTGCTGGACTTATGAACCCAGAGCAGTCAGACAGCTTCATTCGCATTCTGGCGCAGGACACTAACCTGCTGAGCGACGTTCGTATGATCACGATGAACCGTCCGCAAATGACGGTGAACAAACTGGACCTTGCCAGCCGCGCACTTCGCGTTGCGAACCAAGGCACGATCAGTTCGCCGTTGACGGGTGAAGAAGGTACACGTGCACTTGCACGGGCCGACCGCACCAAGGTCACAACTTCCAAGGTCGATCTGACGACTTACGAAGTGATCGCGGAAGTCAACTTGCCTTACGAGGTTCTGGAAGACAACATCGAAGGCGGCGCAATCGACAACACCCGCTTCCAGCAAACCGTACTGGACAAGCTGGCAGAGCGCATTCGCATCGACATCGAAGACGTTATGATCAACGGCGACACCGGTTCGGGCGATGCGTTCCTCGCTGAGCGCGAAGGCGTCCTGAGACTGGCGACTTCGAACGTGGTCAACAACTCCGGTGCCGCACTCGACGCTGTGACCTTCAACGAAATGGTTCAAACGCTGCCTGACAAGTTCAAGCGCGTGATCAACCGTTACAAGTTCTATGTCGGCCACAACAAAGCATTGCAGTACATGATGCAGGTTGCCCAACGCCAAACTGGTCTCGGTGATGCCGTGCTGGTCGGCGGTCAAGGCGTGAACTTCGCTCCCTTCGGTATTCCGATGACGGGCGTTGCTTCCATGCCGCAGACACAGGCGCTTCTGATCGATCCATCGAACATCCTGTTCGGTGTTCAGCGCAACATGCGTCTGGAATTCGATAAGGACACACGCGAGCGCGTCCTGATCATGGTCTTCACAATGCGTTTCGACTTCAAACTCGAACAGGAAGACATGGTCGTCAAGGCCACCAACATCGGCTAACGTCGATACGAGACGGGGCTTCGGTCCCGTCTCATACCGAATGGCTTCGGGGTCACACACCCATCAACCCATTAAGCCCATATCGGAGAGCATATCATGGCTGGAACACGCATTAACACTGCAACACTTATTCGCGGAGAGGTCTACACACTCAGACATCCCGACAACACCGCAAAGAACCCTGTAGATAGCCTACGGTTTGAATACGGTGTTCCGGTGGTCGTAACGGATAAGAAATTATTGGACATCCTCGAAAACCTGCATGACGTAACCACAGATGGCGACGGCGAAGAATTCGAAAAGCCACGGTTCCGCGTTGATCGCAGTGTTCCACATCCAGAGGCGAAAGTTTCGAATGCAAAGAAACCGACACGCTTGAACTCGGACAGAAAATCAAAGTTCAAACCCCGAAGACGGGCGTAAGGGACCATACAGGCGGGGCGGGGGATAACCTCGCCCCTTAAACCTTAGCCGAAGGATCAGGGCGATGACTACCACCTCTAAATTTTGCACAGTCGCGCAGGTCAAGGCGCAACTCAATACCGTGGATAGCTACGTAGGCGACGACACTGCTATAGAACAGCAGATTATCAACGCTACAGCCCTTATCCGAGCATCCACGCGCCGTGGGTGGGAAACAGGCACTCACACCCAGTATTTCGACACTCAGGACGTAAACATCGCTATCCGCCCCGGTCAGGCAATGGCGCGTTTCACCCTGAACGAACGTCCACTACAATCGATTACAACGGTCAAGTACCACACAGGCGGCGACTTCGATAATGCCGAACTCCTTTCCGCAGCGGACAAAGACTACTACGTCGATTTGGCGAAGAACCAATTAATCCTCTATCCCTCGTTTATGACGCGCAACCTTCGTTCACTTCAAGTGATCTACGTTGCGGGATATGAGGTGGACGGTACCGACACCGACTTACTTCTGGTCGATGCCAACCTGCAAGCTGCTTGCGCAATCCAAGCGGCATTCTCTTGGAGACGGATTATTAACGAGACAAGCGGCGCATCACAGAAGCAAGATCGCAAGGGTTTCTCCAACTACAGAGTGGGCGCAAACGGAATAGTCATGGAAGCGCAAGCAATGCTGCGTGATAAGACCCGTTTGCTGATCGGCACAAATGGCTGATGTTCGCGTCTTTGAGGCAGACCTCGGTGGTATAGTATCCCGTGCGTACTCTCCCCTACTGAAAGCTAAAGGCATATCGGGCCGTGGGCAAACCCGCGTTGCCCGTCAAGTTCGTCAGGCTATACGCGCTGCACTTCTGGATACCGTTGTTAGGGCCTACCGCGACGGCTCAGCACCTATACGCACAGGAAGGTCACGTCGCACCATGCTTGGCGGCGTCCGTGCCTTTGGTACAACCTTCGCAGGGCTGCGTGGACACATCATCGGACCCGCTTACATAAGGGCGCATGAAGAAGGTGCAACGATTACACCCAAGAAATCACGCAAACTGGCAATCCCCCTACCCCCAGCGCAACGACCAGACGGTACACCAAAGTTGCCGGGGCCGCGCTCTTGGTCAAACATTGCAAAGACGTTTATCTATAAGAGCAAACGAACAGGCAATTCATACATTGCGTACAAGAATTCTTCGGGACAACTTACCTTGCTCTACGTCTTGGTAGATAGCGTGACCCTCAGTAAATACTCAGGGTTTCTTTCTCGTTCTTGGAACGTAGAGAAATTCCAAATCATTGAAGCCCTTGGGCAAGCCATGTTATTTGAAATGGGCCAAGTGGACCTTCTGTCCCTAGCACGTGTCACTTACCGTGGCCGCGCTGCCAAGAGTAGGAGATAACGATGTCCGTAGCCAATTACACCGCAGACGCGGGACGCACCATTCGTCAACAGATCATCGACCAGCTTGAGATATTGCTTAACAGCATGACCGATGACGGCGGAGACGTATGGCGCGGGGTCTACCGTGGCGACCTTGAGGACGTGGATAACGACCAATGCCCCGTCGCCTCAATTGATTTCGGTCAAGAGGAAATGCTTAACCAGACATTCCCTTGCTCTGAATACCAAATACCCGTGTTTTTTAACTTCCGCTTTCGCGGACAGAGAGGGGTGGACGAACACGACCTCTACATGTACTATCTCGGATTACTACAGCAAGCCATCTTGCCTGTTCACGACGCAAGGTCCAATCCTACATTGGCCTCACTTGTTAGGGACATAAGGGAGGTTAGCAACGCACACACCATTGTAGGCATTGAAGATGTCTATCCCGGCGGAACTCTGATCGTTGATGTGATCTACAAGACCCGTCTCCATAATCCTTATGAACAGCCGTAAGAGGCTAATGACAAGAGAAAGGCGACATCATGGCTAAACCGTCAATGAAGACATCGCTGAGCCTTCTGCTCGGCAAGATCGAAGTTACGCGAGGTACTGACCCAGTTCCGACCGCCGCTGACGATGCATTCTTGGTAGGTGATCTGGACTTGCAGCTTGATCCTACTCCACTTGAGCGGAATGTTTTCCGCCGTTCGTTCTCACCTGTACCCACAGGCGTTGGGCGGAAGGTTGTTAACGTAACGTTCTCACACGAAATCAAAGGTTCTGGCGACGTTGGTACAACCCGCCCTAAACTTGGTACGATGCTGCGCGCTTGCGGTATGCGTGAATTGGTCGTTACCGCTGGTGCCGCCAACCAGATCGAAGACGTTGTAGAATTCGGCGCTATCACTGGCGTCAACGTTGCTTGGGCCAAGACTACGGCACCGGACAGCATTTATGGTTCGTACCGCATCAAGGTTGTAACAGGCGGCGCATCTGCAACTGCGGCTGTACAGGTATCACGTTGGGCAAACGGTGAGGCGGATGCTACCGTTCTTCCAAACACCCGTCATGATGCACGTAAGAACAACTCTGCAATAACCACTCTGACGCTCGACGCTTCTGATCTGACTGCACTCGATTACACAGTCGGCGGGACATTTGCAGTAGGCGACGACCTTTATGCCATTGTCGGCGGCGTGACCTTCGCACTTGAAGTCACTTCCGGTATGACCGACCTTGACGGAGTTGCAACTGCCTTGGCGGCATTGATCGATGCAGATGCCCGTCTCGCAGCTTCCGCTTCAAGCGCGGTTGTTACTGTAACGTTTGCATCTGGCGCTGCGGCGGTGGTCCTCACTTCCGGTTCAACAGCGTTATCGCTTGGCGACAGCGGTGCGGAAATCACACCAACGTGGGCAGGTAGCCTTACGGAAGGCCAAGAGTTTATCGTATCGACTTACGAACTTGGTTACATGTATCGCCCTGTCTCTGAAAGCGCCTTACAGGAAACGATCACGCTTTACGTCATGAAAGACGGCGTGTTGCACAAAGTTACGGCCTGTCAGGGTACGGTTACGTTCACGGGTGAAAGTGGCGCGGTTGCCGTTGCCAACTTCGAATTCACTGGTAACTACGCCGATCCGCTTGAAGAACCAATCCCGCTCAACGCAGACTTCGAAGGCACCTCACCTCCACAGGTGGAACTTGCCCAGATGAGCATCAGCGGCGACAGCGATTTCTGCGCTCAGTCATTCACCTTCACAATGGGTAACACCATTAACGTGAAAGAATGTATGAACGCAGCGGACGGTTTCGATGGTTCTGCAATCACTGGCCGTGAACCAACTGCGAACCTCAACCCAGAAGCTACCTACGAAGCCTATACAGGCATGTGGAATAACTTCTCAGTCAACAACCAGTTTCCGCTTCACGTGCGGGTTGGCTCTGTGGCAGGTAACATTGTCCGCTTCTACGCAGAACGGGCAAACTTTACGGGTCTGACGTATGGTGACCGGAACAACGCCGTTACATTCGAGGCTACCTTCCAGCTTAACGGCTTGGCGGCAGCGGGTGACGACGAACTCCGGGTCAGCTTTACGTGAATACTACAGCTACCTAAGTCAAATCATCGTTAATTGACTTAGGCACTACAGATCGGGGCGGCGCGGGTCGCCCCTTTTTCATCCCTACAATCGATTGCATCACATGAGAAAACCATTCTACCTCATAGAAAAGTCCACTGGACTAACGGATGAAAACCTTGCGTAAGTTTTGAATACATTATACAATAGGCATACTGTACTTCATCATTAGGTTTTCAACATATGTGGAAAAACATTCCAGAATATCCCTATTTACAAGCGCACAGTGACGGGCGCGTAAGAGTGACTTCACACACTTTTCTAGCAAAAAATAGACATGGAACTTACGAGCGACACTACCCTACTACTGAACTCACAATATACTCTAAAGGAATTAGATACCCTGTTATTAAATACCCTATGCGAGATTTTGAAAGCAGTAGACAAATAACTATTCAAGTACACATACTGGTAGCCAAAGCCCACCACGGACCTAAACCATTTAAGGGCGCGCAAGTACGACACCTCAACGGAGTTACGTTGGATTGTTCAAAAACTAATCTTGCTTGGGGTTCGGCTAAAGACAATAGGCTAGACGCGGTATTCCATGGAACAGACGCCAGAGGGGAGAAACACCATAAGACGACTATAACCACAGCCGAAGCCGCGCATATTAAAGAAGTGTACACTCCTCGCAGTAAATTATTCGGTGCGAATGCCTTAGCCGCAGAATTCAAGGTACACCGAACAACCATAACTAACATAGTTAAAGGAAAAACTTGGAAATGAGAAAAACTCCGATATACCTCATAGAAAAGTCCACTGGACTAGCAGACGAAAACGGAGTATCACTATTCTACACCTTTGCTGCGCGTTTACGACACTGTGATGCGCTCGAAGACTTCGAAGATCAAATCAACAGCGGGGAAGTACGGGTCCGTAAAATATACGCAACCAAGTAACCCAGCACATAGCAGCAGCATAGGAGCAGCAGCAATGGCTATCAGAGGCGTAAATCTCGCAGAGAAAGAACCATTCATCCATCCAGATGATCCGGGCCACGAAGACCACGCAGAATTCAAAGCTGCGGTCAAAGCGGGCAAACCAACCGAGAAACCCACAACCTACTACATCGGAAACCTGACGGCGGCTGACCGTGTCGAACTTGGTGACATGGGTGCAACCCCAACCATGCGCGATGGCGGCATCACAATGTCCCTGCGGAATACTGCCCGTGCATATGAAGTCGTCAAGCGTGGCCTCAAGGATTGGGATAACCAACTTGCCCATGACGACAAACCAGCCAAATTCACAATGGGTACTGTCCGTACTGCCACTGGCGATTTCCAGCCATGCGTTGACGACAGTTCCATGCTCTTTCTGCCGAACTTCATTATCAACTCGCTTGCTCAGAAGATTTTGGAAAAGAACGGTATGAGCATCGAACTTGAAAAAAAATCCGAAGGAGCATCGTCGCTGTCAGACGATCTGAGTTCAGTGATTGGCGATGCTCCGCTTGCACCCCCGACCAACAACGAGAACGGGGATGTACCGAAAGCGCCAAAAGGAAAATAGGGCCACCTATCTATTGGTTCCTACCTAACGAGCAGCATGAGGTTAATGATGAGGGCGTTACAATCGATTACAGCGGCGAAGATCGCTGCCCTCGTCACCATATTAAAGAAGACCCATTCTGGTGGGATCAAATCATTTCTACATACAACGCCAAAGAAAACGGCATCCTTCCCCATGCAGGCGGTCTAAGCAACCAACCTGCCCTTTACATGAGTGTAATGTCGATAATTTCTTCGGCGTTAGAAGACGAAAGAACCTTCGAAGATAGCAAGAAAGAAAAGCAAGACGCTATGATCAAACGCAGCCAATCAGCGGCGGAAGGCAATAGCGTAGAAGCTATCTCACAAGGTAAAGGGTATCGGTATATGACCGATCCGGTGAAAGGGAAGCAATGACTACTGCAAACACAGACTTTGGGGTTGTAGCACAGGACTTACAGAGGGCGGCGGCAGCGTTCGCCCTCTTGACCAGTTCTGCATCTGCCTTTGGTTCCTCGCTTGATCAGTTTCGGCAATTCGAACGACAGTTGACGCTTACCAATGCCATCGCAAACGGTACAGTCGAACAGTTCAACCGAATGAAAGAAGCTGCACGGGGCTTTTCCTTACAGTTCACCACAACCGCCGTTGAAGCGGGCGTAGCCTTGCAGAACTTGGCGCAAGCTGGTTTCACTGCGGAGGAAAGTTTGCAATCACTATCGGGGGTTCTGCTTCTGGCGCAGGCTACCTTTACAGACATCGGCGTATCTGCCGACTTGATCACTTCAAACATTCGGGCATTCAAACTTGAAGCCGCTGACACTACTCGCGTATCAAACGTTCTGGTCGCTGCGGTATCTACATCGCTTGCCACGATTGATAAACTCTCATTCGCTTTCCGTCAGGTAGCGCCCGTTGCGAACCTTGCTAACTTGTCTATCGAAGAAACAACCGCACTGTTGAACCAGCTATTCAACGTTGGTCTTCGCGGTGAGCAAGCGGGTACTGCACTCAGAAACATCATCATTCGTCTTGTGCGGCCTTTGGGCGAGGCTCAAGACATTCTAAGTAAATACAGCATTGCAACCCGTGACGCTACGGGCGCGCTATTGCCGCTTGTGGACATCTTTAGACAACTTAGAGAGGCAGGGGTTACCACCGCTGAGTTGGCACGTATCTTCGAAACGGAAGCCTTGGCGGGTGTTGTCACGCTGCTTGACGCTACTGCAAAGAGCGCAGAAGGAGCGGCCTCGGCTTACGAGAAAAACCTAGCTGCTATCAGCGGCACCGACCGTGCACTTGAAATCGCGGTTAAAAACCTTGACACCCTCGACAGTTCACTGAAATTGCTGAGCAACACTATTGCGGATATTCAAAAGGATATTGGCGAAGGTCTTTCGGGGCCAGTAAGGTTCTTGGCGGATAGCCTCAGAGGTCTTGCCGACACATTCAGGGAATTACCACCAATCATTCAAACATCCATCGCTGCATTCGGGGCAGTAGGCGTCACTGTGCTTACGCTATTGGCCTCAGTAAATGCTCTTTCACTTCTATTCGGTGGTGTAGCTGGGCGCGGCTTGGCAAAATTCGTAGGTGGCCTGTTTGCGGCGGAAAAGGTCATGGGTAGTACCGTTGTGAAAGCTGGTCTGCTTAGCCGCGCAGGTTCGGCCATCGTTAGCATATTCAGCGGTATGGCATCAGCCCTTGCCCCTGCTATTGCAGCGATTGGTCGTTTCGCGGTAGTAGCAATATCACTTACGCCGCAAGGTCGCATCATTCGTGGTCTGATTACGCTCAGCGCGTTGCTTGTCGGCACTTCAATCGATTGGAGGAACTGGGGCAAAGCCGCAGAAGACGCAATCGCCAAAGCCGATTTCGGTAAAATCAAAGCTGAGCAAGCATTACGCGCTGACGATATTATCTCTCTCGCTACCATCACTGAAATTGAAAGCCGTGTCGATACTGCACGGCAGGTCATTGAACGGGCGCGGGAGATACAATCGCCACGCGACAATATCAACACAGGAACACGTCAGGCGATAAGCACAGGTAGTCAAGGAAATCAGGCACAAGAATTATTGGTTCAATTAACCGCAGAGTTCGAAGAACTTGAAAAAGTAAACAGGGTAATAGCGCAGTATGAGCGGGACATTGCGGCAGCGCAAAAACAAGGCCGTGAGGGCGGGTTCCTAGCCAGTTTTGCAGCGACAGACCAAGTAGCGTTCTTGCGCGGCGCACTTGAAATATATCTCGACAGCCTTGACGACGATCTACGGGCAACTTTAGAGGTATTCGAAGAACGGGCCGGACCTATAGAGACTAACATAGAAAACGCAGGCGTGGTCGTAGGCAAAGCCCTAAAACTTAGAAAGGATGCGATTACAGGGTTCCTTACGCAACTAGGGGATGGTGAAGCAGCCGAACTAGGCGGCGGCGACTTTGCATCATTGGAACCACGTATCCGTGAGATACTTGATAATAACAACATTTTCGCTCAAGTTCTCGAAACACTGAATTCAATCGACAGCACAGAAGCACCTTCTAACGAAGACTTTGTGACAGCGATCTTGAATGCCACGGGCAATGATACAGATACCGCAGCCCTTGCGGCGGCGCTCAACCAAAAAAAGGTTGCACAGTTTAACCTACTAGACCAAGCACTGTCCGGTGCAAACAGTGAATTTGCGTCACAGATTGAGCAACTACGTATAGATATACTGCAACGTGAAATTGGCGAAGCTACCAGCGTAAGCGAAGCTATTAGCCTCGCACGTGAGGCAGGGTTTATCGAACTTGAGCGTAACCTTGTTGAACTGGGTAACGAGAACGCAGGCAAGATCACAGAATTACTTGAAGGGTTCAAACTAGACGGATCACAAGCGTACATAGACGCGGTAGCATCCGCCTTTGTAGGCGTAGACGCTTCTCTTATCGAAGGTTCGCCGGGTTTTGCTGAACTTGTCGGCGGGCAATTCATCATTGACGCGATCAACAATCAGATTGACGGTAGTACCACAGACGCGCAAGCCCAAGCTATTATCGATGCAGAATTTGAACGCTATGCGACGATAATGAACAACTTGGTACAGGCCCTTGTGGTTGCGGGTACCATTACACCTGATCAAGCGACAGCGGTTGGTGCCACTGTTGCGGCCTCGGTCGCGGCCTTACAGCTTGCCTTTACATCTAACCTTAACGCGGTAACCGACGCAGGGGCAAAGGCAGGTAAAGCAACCGCACGTAGGTTGAAGCCGAAAAAAAGCGGTGGAAGTAAGAGCGGGACCGATCCCGCCAAGAAAGCTTTGCAAGATGCACGTAAGCTTGAGGACGCATTTACTCGCGCTGAACAGCAAGCCTTCAATTCGGCAAAAGCATTTGCGGAGAACATCGCAGGGCTTGACACTAACGTACGTATTGAGTTGCTTGCGGATGCAGACATTACCCAAATCACGCTTGACGCTGAACGCAAGATCACACAACTAAAGCGCCAGCTTGAGGACTTGCGACTTGACGGCAACGCAAACGCGGACCTAGAAAGACAGATTAACAAAGCTATCGAACTTGTGGAACTTGAGAAGCAAGCACAGATCGACAGCGCAACCAGTTTCGAAGCACAGATGGAGCGGAGGTCTACCGCCCTTGATCTATTCATTCGTGATCTGGAAACCCTAGCGTTCCAATCTGGCGATACATTTGCCAAGGTATCTGCGGGTATCGGCAAAGCATTCGCTGAGTACCAGAAAGACCTCGTTACGCTGGTAGACATCACGTCAAACGCGGTGACAGGGTTCCTTGACGGTATCACGCGAGGCATCGGTGATTTCATCTTCGACAATGAAAATGCCTTTGAGAACTTCAAGGCTACCATGCTGGACATCAGCCGTGACATCTTTGAAGGGTTTACCAAGGCGCTATTGCAGCAAACTATCTCATCGCTCACAGACGGCGGCGGGTCTATCCTTGGTAACATCTTTCAGCCAAGTAAAGGCGATTTAGGGGGCGCAAACAGTGAAACCCCCGGCGTAGGTACTGGCGGTCCTCTAGGGGGCCTCTTTTCCGCTTTAGGTATCGGAGGTGGGGGTAACCAAGCGGGTGCCACTGCGGGGGCGGTAGATGCAACTCCAATCCAGACAGGGGTTCAACAGGTCGCGCAGGTATTGCAAGCGGGTGCCACTCAAATTCAAACAGCCCTGCAAGGGGTCAGCAATCAAACCCGCGTCGGTGGGCAGCAAGTTAACTCAGGCTTCCAACAGTCTCGCCAGCAAATCTCACAAGGCGGTCAACAGACAGGCCAAGCCCTTAACGAGACAGCGACAACCGTGCGTTCTGCTAACAGCCAAATCGCATCAGCAGGTGCGGCAGGGGGCCTCGGCGGCTTTGGCGCAGGCGGGCTTAACGTGGGTTCACTGTTCACTACGGCACTGTCATTCTTCAAGGATGGCGGCATCGTGGGCGGTCCTACATACCAAAACATCCGACAGTATGCGGAAGGCGGTAACGTCATAGGGGCAGGGACAGCTACAAGCGACAGCATCCTTGCAATGCTGAGTAACGGTGAGTTCGTGGTTAACGCCAAATCTACCCGTGAGTTCGGGCCTTTGCTTGAGGCGATCAACAGCGGTGCACTTAAAGGCGATACAGCAACCGCAGTGCTTGACACCTTCCGCAACCGTAGAGCGCCAGATAATCCACGGGATCAAATCAAGGAACTATTCGGTAAACTTCCCAAATTCGCGGAAGGTGGCTTGGTCGGTGACAACTCATTCGGATCACCAGCGGTCAATCTGACTGAGCCTCGTACCGTACTGATCGGGACAGGAAACGGCGGCTCGACCACCAACACGAACAACAATCAAAGAGGCGGGGATACTACGCTGAATATTCGTGTTATACAAAACGTAAGCGGGGGTTCTGGAAACAACACAGAGCAACGTCGCTCAGCCGACCAACTTGCAAAGCGACTTGCTACCCAGATCGAACGCGCTCAGAAAAACGCCTAACCTTACAATCGATTGCAGCGGAGACTAACAAATGACTATTCAACTTATCCAAGGCTTTGACTACTTTGCCACAACCAACGATCCTACCGTCCCGTTCTTTGACGAAACGGATACAGAACGATTGCTTGGTTTCCGCGCCCCTGCCAACAACACAGGGGCGACGTGGTTTATCAATTCGTCTGGCGCTACGGAAGGCCCGTCTATCGAAGCGACCACCGTACGTATCGATGGCAAATCTCTCAAGATTGATCGACCATACGAAGGGGCAACGTATAACCCCCAGTTCCAAGGTATCAAACACCTCGACCTTTCCAAAGCATTCGCAACAGCATCCCGTTGTGTAATCGGCTTTGGTCTGCACATCAGCACCGCGCCAACATCTGATATTCCGGTTCTCCAATTCAAATACGACAACAGTGGCGAAGGCGAGCAGCTTTCACTATGGCTTACGCCTACCGGACGCTTCTATGTTGGCACGACAGACTTCGGCGTCCTCTCCGACACCGTGCAGGCCAACACAATTCTGGGCGTCCTTTCATCCGCTACTGGCGCATTCCGCTTTGGTACCTTTGTTTATCTGGAAGCCGACCTAAACTACTCCACAGGTACGCCAGCATTTACGTTGTACATAAACGGCACGGCGGTACTGACAGGAAGCGCATCCTCTCTGCGTAAATCGGCTGGCAATTCAATTGACGTGGTATCGATCATTTCACCCCACAATCTATACTGGGGTGCGACGGGCGCATACACCATGTACATTGACGACCTCTATATCACGACAGGGGAAGCACCTTTTGGCCCGCAGCACATTGTTTGTACATACCCTAGTGCGACACCAACTGGCACATGGGTTCCATCTGCGGGAGCATCCCACGATGTACTTGACAACTTATTCGATCCATCCTCACTGACGCCTTACGTCTATAACGATGATGCCAACGATAAGGATGTCTACAACACCGACAACGTGTCAGCCGCCGTTGTGTCCATCACTGCGGTTGCACCAACTATCATTGCAAGTATCGACAGTGGTACGGATGTATTGAAACTTGGTATTGGCGACGACACTACTGATACGGAAGACGTGGCGGGGTCATCAGTGACTATCGAAAACGTGGACCCCGCGTTCTACCAAACCATCCATGAGATTAACGCCGACGACTTGGCGTGGACAAATACCCTTGTCAATCAATTGCAGCTTATTCTGGACCTTTCGTAATGCCCCAGACCGATGTATACAACTTTCCAGCGCAGGTACTACACGCCAGAAACCCTGACGGGTCTACCGCTGTCGTAACGTACGCTGCGCAGGTTATGTTTCAACCGCAGGAAGGCGAAACTAGGGTATACATCAACCCCGCGCAAGTGATGTACACTCCGTCTTTCGAAGGCAAAGTGTTCACTTACGCGGCACAGCTATTAATCAGCCCATTACTAGCACTCAAAGTTTACACGGCCCCTGTACAGATTATGCATTATGCAGAAGTCAACGCAACTGGCGGTTATCAAAACCTTGGACGTACCGGACAAGAGGACGAAGACATGATATATTACGACATCATATTCCCTGAGTGCATCAGCTACGGCTCAACAGGCGTACCACGTTATCAGACAGAAAAAGCCGAAGTGCTTTCAGGTAACGAGCAACGCCAGACCCGCTGGACCTATCCGAAGCATGAATACAGCATTAACATGGAGAACCTGCCGCCAAACGAACTTGTGACGGTCATGAATATCTGGCACGTGGTCAAAGGCGACTTCGCGGGGTTCCTTTTCATGGACCCTCTCGACCACACCTCGTCTAACACTACCGCCGCCTTGAGTGGAACCACTGTAGGCCCTACGAACCAGTACCAAGCTGCAATGGTCGGCGGGCAACGTGACTACCCTCTCTACAAAGAATATCAGGTCAACGACCGCATTGTACGACGCCGCATTCTATTCCCCAAGGATGGCACGTTGGTTCTTGCAATCGATGGCAGCGCATTCACCCAGTTCACGTATAACTATGACACCAATCTTA